AGCAACAAAGTCTGTTGTTGGAAATACATCACTAGAACTATCTACATTATTAATTCTATTACCTACAGCAATAAACGACCTTCTATCTAAATCTATCACTGGTGATATATTAGAATTTTGAGAAGTCATAACTATTGGCATCTCTAATGATTTACTACCAGATATTTCATTTGTTTCATTAATAGCCTGAAGCAATCATAGATGATTTTGATCACATCAAAGTTTTCGTTTAATGGAATTGCTAGTATTTGATGTTGACTGACCAAATGATGTTTCTGTACCAGCTGGACTTGTAGCATTCGTTGTTTTAATTGTTGCAGTCAATGAAGTATTAGGTAATTCCATAGTACCTATTAATGTTTTAACTGTTTCGTATCTATAGTTTTCTGTAGCATATACATTTATTCCACCAACTTGTGCTGTTGTGGATGCTCCACTAATTGATGCACTTGTAGTAGAAGCAACTGTATAAGAATCTATTCCTATGTTTGCAATTGCAGTATGTGTTTTATTAATCTCTGTTAATGGTATTGAACTAATCATGTATAATTCTACTGTTGCAAGATTTGAATGAGCAACAGCTGTTGTACTTCCTTGTCCTCTAGTAATACTAGAAATTGTTGTACCAGAAATTGTACCAGACATAATCTCATTGTCTATCTTAATATGAACTGTACCACTTGAAGGGAAACCTGTAGAAGATGTTAATGTAACACTTGTACCAGATGCTGTAATTGCACCATTCAATGTTGTTGATACACCAGAAGAAACTCCTGTGATTGTAACATTGTTTGATGTACTATACATACCATGGTCAGCGTGTTTAACTCTTACGACTGTTGAACTGTTTGTTAATATGATTGGATTACTTCCTAGTCTTTGTCCATAAACTGTTGTACTACCATCCTCTGCTGTTACAGAATCACCTAGATTATCATTTTGTAAAGTAACTGTACCAGAACCAGATGTGAAGTTACATTTTTTCATAGTAAACTTCAAGTCTTCTGATTGTACAGCATTCCATGTAGTGTTATTTTGTGATTTAAATAATGAACCTAGATGTGGTTGTGTAGAAATAATTCTATTTGAACCAGATACATCAGCTTCACCTAAACCAGCAATCCATACTTTATAATTTAAACTGTTAGTCATAACAACTAAACAATATTCAATTTCCTCTTTTAAATATACAGGTGAATCAAATTTAAAGTTAGTTGCAGTATTACCAGTAGTAGCATCTATATTAATATCGTTTGGATTTAAAACTTTTCTACCAAATGGAACTAATGTTGGGCCTGGGTATCCATTAACTACTTCTCTTAACTCAACCCATACAGGTAAGTTAGTTATCTTTTTCTGAGAAGAATAAATCTACAGATGGTATAAAACATCCACCTGTTTCTGATATTAAGAATGTTTGTGCCAGTGGGTCAACCATCTTCGAAAATCTTGGCGTCTTTGATTTATTGTTCGTGTTTGATTAACAGTTTCTTGAACTACTGTAGCATTTCTTGTTGCATGAATTGTTTGTTGGTCAGTATTTGTTATACCTTTTGCAACATAGAGTACTTGACCTACTGTTGTAGGAGCTGGTGCTTTTTTATTTTCATCATCTGATGTTAATCTAAATTCTACATCACCTGTTCTAAATTTTGGAATACTTTGTTGTCCAGCAAATCTATACTCTGGTATTCTAAATGAAAATTCTACTTTACCCTGTATGTCTGTTATTAGAGCATTACCCTCTACAATATTTGTAGTTAAGTTTGTATAACTTGCAGATGCTGGTGTAATAAATGAACTAACATCTGTACCATCAAAGAAAGCATATAGTCTTGTGTTTGGTCTGAAACATTCACCTGTACCAGTAATTGTTCTAGGTCTAACAAAAGGAATTATTGCTTGTGATATTGTTTTAGTACCCATAGATATATTATCTACTTGTTCAACAACTCTTGTTCTTGTTCCTGTTCTTAATTGGTCTGACCTTGTGTTAGTAATTGTTCTCAATGCAGGTCGCCCTCCAAATATCTCAGCTCTCCGAATGACTTGTCTTGATTCTACGAATGTTGTACCTGACCATTGTGTTTCCCATGCATTCCAAACTGTTCCTATGTTATTTTCATTTGCAGCTGTTACTGCATCAAAGTTACCATCAACATTTATAATTAAATCTGGAGCCTGTTCTGTTTCAAACCACTCATCACCACTAGGTGTTAAAGTAATCTTTCCGAGATACTCATAGATTAATGCTGACTGAATATTCTCTGGTCTTGTTGCATATGGTTGAATTATAAAATCTTTTTCTGCATATGGTAATGTTAGTAAGTCACCAGTCTTCTGATAACCTGATACTGTCCTTGCAGCATCTGTTGTAACTTTTTCTACTAACTTAGCAGCCTTCATTACACACTTAGGTCTTAACTCTCTATTTTCCATATCAATAGCAATTTTATAATCTGGGTGTAATACATCACCAACTTTATGTCCAGCAAAGTTATCTACTATGAAACCAGATTTAAATCTGTTCAATCCATTGACATCTGATATTTGTAAACTTTCTGCATCTCTTTCTAATAGATTTAATGAAGTGTAATACTCTAAGTTTTCAATTCTGTTTTGTAGTTTACCAATATCTCTCATGGTAAATCTTTGTGTTTGTTCTCTTGTAACTGTTACATCAGCTGGTGTAAATGTGTAAGCAGGAATATCTATTGTTGCAAGTTTCATTGCATTATCTAATACTGCTGGTAATTGTGGGTCTTCAGCAGGAACACCATCTACAATTTTAAATTCACCATCTGTTCCAATATACAATACAGACCTTCTAGGTAAGTAATGTTCAAAGTCACAAGTTAAAGCATTATTAATTTTTGGTGTATCTATTGCAATAGCACCTGTGCCATCAAATTGTCTGTTTGTAAAGTCAAAGGAACTTGCAGTTGCAGTAATTGTATCTACTGCTGTTAATGTATCTGTTGCTCCAGCAATGTTTTCTGCTGTTGGTCTAAAGTCTAAACAATCTCTTAAAGGAAATAGTCCTGATGGTTTAGGGTCATCTGGGTCAATCTTTGTAGCACTGTATGTTGGTATGTCATCATAATTCATTTGACCACTAATAGAACTATAAGAATCTACACTAAAGAAATCTCCTGTACCATGTGAAAAGAAATCAAATACTACTAGTAATCTACCTAATGGTTTTTCTGCATTAGACTTTCTTACAATTCTTGCAATGTCATAAAAGTTATCTCTTTGTCCTGTGTCTAATGTAAAGTTAGAAGTAATCACTTTACTTCCAGCAGTTACTGTGGATACTGTAGATGTTGCACTTGATGATTCACCTGTAATTGTATCAGAGGTTGTAAAGTCTGTTGCACCAAATCCACCTGTAAGTACATATTGTATTGGACTTGTTGTTGTAATAATTCTTGCAGTTGCACCTGATGATGAACCTGTAATTTTTTCACCTCTAGTAAATGTTCCTGTAACTGTTCCCAATGTTAATGTTGGAGCAGTCGCATCTGAACTTGTACTCTCTGAATCAAATACTGCTTGTAACCTAAATGCATCTGCACGACCTAAAGATATTTCTTTGTCTGTTGCTCTACATCCATATGCACCATCTGCATCATCTGTTACTACTTTAACTTGTTTAGATAAATTTGTTGTTTTAGTTTTTGATGCAACACTTGACTTAACGATTGTTGCTATAACTTTTACTTTAGCTGCATTACCTAAAATTGTATTATCTGTAATTGTAATACTTGATGTACCTGTACCAGATATCTTACCAGAAATAGGTACTAAATCTCCTTGTACACCACTACCATCTCCAGCAGTTAATATAGACATTACATAATCTACTTCAGCAAATCCACCAAAGACTTCATTGCTTCCAGCACTTAATGATATTACACCAGAACTGTTTGATGTAGCAACAAACTGTCTTCTAATTGTATATGATGTATCACTAGTATTATTATTTGAATCTGTTAATAAAGTTTTAACTACAGCTTTAGGTAGTTTATATATTGCAACATTTTTTTCTGGTGATACTAATACTGCTTCTCTAATAGGTTCAATACCTAATTCAGTAGTACCATCTTCTTCTAGTAAAATGTTATCGTTTGCATTTGCAAGACTAGCATCTGTAGCATTTAATGCAATTAAATCTGTATCTCTTACTTTAGATAATTCTATATCTGCTGTAAAGTCTTGACCACTATCGGCATCATCCATAAACATTTGTCTTGTTTCTGAAAATGCTCTTGTAGTGACTAAAGTAACTGTTAAATCTGTGTTACCTGAATTTTCTATAAGTCCACTTGTTTCAGCTGAATCTGATGCAATTAATTTTTCACCAGAATTAAATGTGACCAACAACATTTGTTAAACGAACTCTATGGCCTTCAGCATTACTTGTATCTGTATCAAAAAGTAAACCTGTTGCACCAGAAGTATTACCTGTTATTTTTACACCTGTTGAATGTGTTGCAGTTAATAATGGACTTGGTGTATCACTTAAAGTTAAAACTGTAAATGTACGAATGTCAAATAGATGTGCTTTGTATACAGCATCTGTATTACCAGATACACCTGAATCATATTCTAATGCTCTTACACGAGCAACACCTACAGGTTCTTCTGTAGATACTGTTCCTCTTGTAACTGTTGCACCAGAAAATAATTTAACTTCTTTGTATGGTGTTGTTTCACCACTTACACTACCAATGTCTGGTGTGTTATATAAGTTTGTAATTCTAACAAAGTTACCTAACTCTAAGTTAGTAACTCCAGCATTAATTGTTTTAACATCTCTTGCTTTATTTAAATCTTTAAATGTTGTTCCTAAAGTTTCAAATTCATATCCTCTAACATATGCTTTACCAGCAGAACATGATAGTGCAAGTAAATCTTCTGAAGCAGTTCCACCATCATCTGTAGGATTACCAGATGTGTATATACCTGTGAAATTTTTACCCTCTACTGTATTAGTTATACTTTCTCTTACATTAAATGTAAATGGTCTAACTGTATAGTCACCTGATTCATCATGTGTTCTTCTTGCAAGTACATCTCCTAGTACTGAATATTCTGTTGCTCTTGCTTTAGAAACTAAAGTACCACTATCTATTCTCATCATTTCAATAAACTTAGAATCATCTGTAGATGTTGTTGAAAGTTTATCAAGTGTTAAACTAATTTTTAATCTGTGTGCTCCTTTAGCAGCATAGTTAGATGAACCTCTAGAGTTATCTGTAAGTGAACTATCTACTTCTGGTGTTACTAATGTTTCTGTAATTGTTAAACCAATTCTTGCACTTTCTGTTACAGAGTTTGAACTTAGTAATAGTGTTTGTCTGTTTACTTTTACAAATTGTCCTCTGATATAAATGACACCATCTTCTATGGTTGCCGCAGAACCTGTTTGAGATGCATCTGTAGCAAATGTAGTTGCCGATGCCACACCACTTGCATATCCTGTAGTATGTGTAATTGCTTTATCAGCAGTTATATTTTCACCATCACTAAAAGTTGTTGATGAATTATCTGAACCTGTTTTATAATAGTTAAGATATAGTATAGGTTGTGTTGTTGCAGTTGCAGCTTGATATCCTGTAACATATGCTTTAACACCAGATGTTACTCCTGTAACTGTTACAGGATTTGTTGAATCAAAAAATTGACTTGGGTCTATTTCTTCATCTGCAAATGTTGATGTAAGTTGTAGTGTTGGATAATCATCTGAATAAGATAGTTGACCAGGTATAACAATACTACCTTCTTTAAACATGTGATTACCATGTCGTTCTACTTGTTTTTGTAAAATAGATTGTAGTTGTGTTAACTCTCTTGCTTGAATAGCATACCCTGGTCTAAAGAGTACCTTATGAAAGTTATCTGCTTCATCAAAATCATCATAATATGGTGAAACATTTAAATCTGTTATTTGTGCCATATTCTAAAACTCTATGATTAATTTAATGTCTTCTGTTTGGTCTGAATCCCTTTGTATAGGTTTTCTATTTTCTAAGTAAACAATGTTACCACTATCTGGTTGCAACTCTGGGTTAGCATAACCTGATGTTGTAGCAAGTGTATTATTATTTGCAAGAGTAATTGTTTCGGAATCAGTTGATGGTGTAAATGTTGCAGATGATGTTGCACCTGTAATTATATTCGTACCCTCAAATACACTATGGTCACCTGTTGTACTATTAGTACCAAAGTCACCAAATCTTTCTTGTTGGAAATATAGTAAACTTAATGTAGAATCATATTCTACTACTTTACCTACAGCACCTGTTGTTGCTTGAGTAATTTTTTCATCTACTTCAAATGTACCACTTACAGATGAAGCCTTAACTACAAAAGTTTGTCTTCGTGTAGATGCAGTAGCAACTGTTGATGTTCCATAATTAGTTGGGTCAACAACAAGACCTACTTGTCTAAAATCGTTTGATGTTGTAATGTCATCATTTTCTGCTTGTGTTAATGTAGTAGCAGACATTACATAGTGTCCACCTAATTCTACGATTGAACTATTACCATGACCATTCTTAGGTGAGATAACTACTTCGATAGCTCCACCAGAACCACCCATGTTAGATGCACTTGATAAACCTGAATCTGAGAATGTATAACCAGAACCTAGATTTACTGTTCCAAAAGTATAAGCAGCTCCACCAGCATGAATAGTTGTATCTGTTCCAGCAGTTAATCCGAATGATTGTATTGCATTACCTGATACTGTAATTCTTATAATTCCACCTGATGATGTTCCAGCACTTGTGCCATCACCATAGATAGCAGCATAGTATGTTCCATTAGTATATCCTGTTCCTGCAGTGACTTTTATTGATTCAATCTTACCATCAACAGCAGCTGTACTAACAGCACTATCATCTGATACGGGAATAAAATCACTAGTTAAATATTTTGCAGCTTCAGAAGTTGTAACTTGATACATGTATTTTAATACATATCCACCTAACTCGAATGGGGATGTTGAGGTAGATGTAGGTTCAGCACCACTATATGCAGTACCACCATTATTATCTAAAACTTTATAAACTCTATAATCAGAAGTCATAAAATAAAATGTTGAATCATATAAATTAGACGCACCTGATGTTGTTGTATTTGATGATGATATGTTGTCATCATACATATCGTATGTTGTTCCATTTGCCCAAGCTCTTCTTGGAATTGCATATGTAATATCTGATGATGTTACATTCTTTGCAGCCAGCATGGAATCCCATGCGTAAAATTCTGTGTCTGTTGGACTATCACTAGGTGTTGGTGGTGAAGAATCACTACCCCCTGTGGTCCCTGATGTATAGGCAGTTGCCTTTCCTACAAATAGATAGTATGTAGATTTGGACGCCTCTGAAAAGCTCTCAAAGAATTGAGTAGCATTGTGTTGTCTAAATTTTTCTGTTATGATTGCTGACATTTTGTTTTATTCCCATTCTTTCATTTATTTATACAAGTTATATCTAACATTATCTAAAATGTTATACCAGTTGCTCCCTCTAAATCTATATTATCTCCAGCATGTGCTGCTGTATCTAATACAAGAAATCCATGTGTATTATCTGTTGCATCTTCAAGAGCAATATCACCAGTATCACGAACAGTTATTTCAGCAGGTAACACGATTGGTGTATATCCATATTTAGACTTATACGCTGTGTCATTTTGAGAACTTAGTCTAAAGTTTTCTCTTGGTGTTTGTCCTCTACTTCCTATTATGTTATATGTTTCCATAGCAAGAAGTGGTTGGTCTCTAAATTCTGTTTCAAAAGTTACAGCAAATCCAGCATCCTCATCATAAGGTGTAATAGGTGAACCATCTAATCCTGTTGATACAGTATTACCACTACCATCCATAAGAATAACACCATCACCATACTCTAATTTAATTCTATCATTTGCATCTTGTGGCAAATATATCTTCCATAAGAATACCACCAGCCTCACTTAGGTTATCACTTATAATTCTATCATTAATTGATGTAGGGTCATTGTCTTCTGATATTAATACACCTGTTTCCTCTAATATAAATGTTGCTCTTTCTGAACTTGATGATATTGTTTTAACATTTTGTTCTAATCCAATAGGTACAACGAATCCTAAATCATCTGTATCAGGTTCTATTACTAATTTAAATCCAGCATCACTACCAGCATTATCTGTTCCATTTAAAACTATGTCACCCTCATCTTCTACAGTAACTATTGTTTCTTTTGTATTCTGTAATATCTTAAATCCAGCATCTGTAGATGAACTATCTGTACCATCTAATAATAACTCACCTTCATTTTCCATAACAATAGAATCTACCATACCTGTTACATCAATGTTATCTGTATCATCTGCCAAGGTAAGTTGACTTGGTCTTAATATATGTTCAAATGTTATTGTACCAAACTCATCAAATGTAAGTGTGGTATCATTGTCATCATCACTAAACAATATTTTTTCATTCTCATTCATAATCATATCTGTAGGTACAGCAATTCTATCTGCCTCTGCAAGTAATCTACCTGTACCTGGTCGACAAGTTTCTAAACATATACTACCTGTGTCATCTTCTAAAGTAAAGAATACAATATCATCAAATGGTTTAATACCATCTAATACTAAATTGTCTGTAAGATTACCTGAACCACTTTCTAATACGATACCACATGAATCTCTAAATGGATGTGTTGCAAGATGTAATAGTACATTGTCTTTTACTCTTGACATTGGATTATTACTAATCTTAATTTCTCTAGAATGTATAATTGCTCTTTGACTATTTCCACCAATACCCTGTGCTGATTCAGATGCCATGATTCCACTACCAGTATCACCTGTAGCAGTTTCGTATTCTATACCATCTCCAGCATTTGTTGAAGAACCATCTGTACCATCCAATACAATATTAGCATCGTGGTCACCTATACCAACAGCTGTTCTGTGTGATATTTTTACATGTTCATCAAATAGTGTTGCGAATGTAGAAGCAAGTTCTGGTGAGAATGTTGTTGTGTCACCATCATAACCAGCAACTCCTGCAGCAGTTGTTGTAACTCTAACAGAAATTTGTGATGCAATATTTACTTTACCAAATGGAGCAAATCCTGTTGGATGTACTGCTCGTTTTAATTCGTTTAAATATGTTGATAATGATTCACCCACTCTAACCTCATAAGAGTAATCTTGATAGTAGTAAGAATCTTGCAATCTGTTTAAGTCCTCACCGACTAAACTTTGAATACCACTGTAAGCACCAACCTCTGTTTTTTGTGTACCAACTGCAAGTGTTCCTGTAGATATATCAGCAGATACAATCGTTGCTGATGCTCCACCTGAATCTGTAATTGTTACATTGTCGTTTGAGAAATCTATAGGTGATTCATTTATGATATCATCTGCAGCATCTGTAGATGAACTATCTGTTGCATCTAAAACTATATTGTCAAATGATATATCTTCTTCAAATAATATTTTATCATTATCTTCTTGTACTAATACATTACCTAAATCTTCTGTACTTAATCTGTTACCTTCATCACCTGTGTTACCTTCTTCCATTACTACAAAATTTGTTTGACCATTTTCACGATATCTGTTTATGGCTAATGCATCACCTTCATTATGTGGAACTCCACCATCTCTGTGTCCATGTTCTATAATAAAACTTCCACCAGATATGTTTGGACCATCTGTTGCACTTCCTAATGCTTGACCACTTTCTTGTATCAGTATATGTGTTCCGTTATTTCTTCCTGTAGCAGTTTCTAATAATATACTATCATCACCTGTTTTACCATCAGCGTTAATTACTATTCTATCATCAACACCATTAATAATATTTGGTCTTGTAAATGTAAGTAATGAATTACCCATACCAGAATGATTAACACAATAATAATATAATTGTGGAGCATCTGCAGCAACTTCTATTTCAATAAATGAACCTGTTGTTCCTATTGGAATTGTTGTTACACTAGATGCTGTTACACCTGTTGTATATTCACTACCACCTGTTGTTGTTCCAGCAACTGAAACTGATTTAAATTTTAATTGATGATTGGCTGTAGAAACTGCATTGTATAATGAACTATCAGATGTATCAAATCTATAAGTATTACCTCTTGCCAAACCTAGTCTTGGGTTTGCAACTCCATTAATATAAAATATATTTGCAGTATCAGTAGAGTTTCTTCCAACAGTTACTTTAAATATTTCTTTTGTATTTGTAGGTGTAGTTATACCTGTTGCATTAATTAAGAAGTTTTCACCATCATCAAAATCTAATTCATCTTCTAAAAGAATACCATGAGGTGTTGATTCAGAATTATCTTCTAATCTTATACCTTCGTTTGTTGTACTTGATGCCTCACCATCTGTTCTAATTACATTTTCAAATGTTGTACTTAAAACTTGTGTATCAGAATCCCAACCAGAAATTGTTCCTGTATGAGATGTTAAAGTATTACCTGAAGCAAATGTTCCTGTAACATCTTTTAATACAAAGTGAGCTTGGAATGTTGCATCTGGTGGATTACTAGAATCTAAATCGAAACTACCATTTTTAATTTCTATACCATTTGCTCTACCAATGTCTGTTGTATTTGATTTAAGACTTGCACTTGTACCAGATGTACTTGTAACAGATACAGTAGGTAATTTAGAATAACCATTACCACCATCAGTTACTTTTACTTTTCTAATTGATGTAGCTTCTGCAAGTGTTCCAAATGTGTCTTCTTCTAAAGCAAATAAATTATTGTTTGTAAATTCATCTGCAGTTTCTTGTAATGTATCTGTTAATAAATTATGACCAGCATTTGCTGTACCATTTGTACTATCTAATAATAATTTATTAACAGAGTTACCTTTTATTACATGAGGTATACCTGTTGTTGGTGCAGTATCGAATGTTAATGTTGTACCACTTATACTCCATACAGTATCTCCAGCAGTATCTGTTGAATTTAATAATACACCATCACGATATATTTTAATATCATCTGTGTTTGCATTTAATGATGTAAGAGTAAATTCTACTGTAGAAGAATCTGGTGTAATATCTTCTTGAATTAAATTACCATCTTCTAAAATAATTTCAAATGGCACTAATGATGTGTTAGTAGATTCTTCTAATGTAATTGTATCTGTTGTAATATCTGAATCATCTAGAGTACCTGCCTCTTGTAAGATACCACCACCAATCATACTAACAACACCAGTTGCAGCATTAATATCTGTATCATTTGAATCAGAAGTAAATGATACTACATCTCCTACTTCATATAGACTACCACCATCATCTACTATGACATCACTTACTGACCCTGTTAGAATATCCTCTACAACGACCTCTGATACACCGCTTCCTAGACTTTCAATACTTAGAGTATCAGATACACTATTCAATATTCCGTCATTCGTAACGGCCGATGTAGTGATTTGAGATGATACTGTGAATGATACATCTACATCTCTTGTAATTGATGTTCCTGTAATTGTTTCACCATCTGTAAATGTACCTGTTATATTTTGTAATTCAAATTCTGTTACTGCAAAGTTTCCTTGTGTAAAGGTAGATGAAGATACGACAACAGCTGTTGCACCAGATGTTTCTCCTGTAATAATTTGATTGATTACTTCTGAACCATCTATATTGGCTGCAGCAGAAACTCTTAGAGTAACTTTTTGACCCCAATTACCATTTGAGGCTCTCATCATTCTTTCTGTTGGATAAACTATCTCTGGTGTTTCACCTAAGAATGCTTTGAAAAATAATTCGTGACCTTTTGATGTTCCTTTGGCAGCATATAAGTCTTTAATATTTTTAATAATTTTCTTTTAGATACACCTGTTGCTAATGTTTCAGGTATTGCGTTCATAAACTGGTCACGCATTTGGTCTAAGAAATCGTAGATAGTATTATCTACATTGGCATACTCTAAAAGTTGTTGAATGTTTTGTACGGGGTTTGCACGATACTCTGACATAACACCTGTTGCACCAGATGTTCCACCTGTAAAAGTTTCACCTGTAATAAATTTTTGTTGAGAAGATATATAAAGATATCTATTTCGACCATCTTCTACTAATACTGTTGCAGTTGCTTTAGATGTTGCACCTGTAATGGTTTCACCATTTACAAATAACCTGTAGTACCTGTTCCTGTTTCAGTAACAATTCTTTCACCATCTTCTTGTAAAATAAATTCTAATGTATTAGTTTGTTGTCTTAAATAATCTAACTCACCTGTATAGGTAATTCTACCTGCCTCTAGGTATTGATAATAGTGTTTAAGAAATTTTACAAACTTAGGATGTTCTGATTGTACAAAATCAGGTACTTGCCCCTCAATAAGTGGTGATACTTTAGTTAGTAATTTTGAATTATTTTTTGCCATTCATCTAATACGCCGAACTTGTTGGTGTAGATGAAGGTGTTGATACAGTTGTAGTTGAAGTTGTACCTGTTGACTAACAGTATATCCCACACCTGTAGTTGCTTGTGCATCAACAGTTCCACCTGTTGTTGTGTTAACTAAATCTATTTCTAATATTTGATTTCTTACAGGTATCACATCATTTGATTTTGGAATTGCTGTTATACGAATTTGTGTTGATGATGCACCATCTACATTTGATACTGCAGAAATTAATAATGCTGTTGTACTAATTGTACCATTAGTATAATCTACTGTACCTGCTTCTGAGTTTAGATATGTTCTTACTTGACCAGTGGATAAAGAATAAATTCTTAAATTACCAGAGCCATCATCATCAAAAAAGTATTCTGTTTTGTACTATTATCTAGATAAAATCCTGTAGATGCAATTACTCCACCACCAGTGCATTATGACCTGAGTGGGGATTAAAAAATGCATTGTTAAAATTAATATTATATGATGATGTTTCACTTACTGGTGTAAAAAATTTACCCAGAGTGACTGTAGTTGTATTATTTAATATAGATGTATCTGTATCATCAATTAGTCCTAATAGTTTAGAATGTCTAAACGAACTATTAAATTCTTGTAAGTCATGTTGAGTTGTAATTAGAAACAGTTGTAGATATTAAACTTGCTAACTCATCTTTAGTAGATGTTGTTGCAGTTGAATCATAATTAAATGAAACATTTAAAATTAGATAAGTTGTTTCTGGGTCTACAACCACTGGTGTAATTGAAGCAACTTTGAATGGAGCAAATGCTGAACTAAGTTACTCTTTTGTACAGTTGTTAAATTTTCACCTGTAGTAGATTTAATTGAGATAAACACTTTACCATATTCTGGGTTAGATGATACACCTGTACTTGTATCATAACTACCATCTTCTCCACCCCAAACAGAAACTGCTTGAGTGTTTGCAAATAATTTTTTAGTATAAGTTTTATAATCATCTACTGTTACACATCTTCCTTGAGCTGCATAATCTAATGGAGCATTAATTTTATTGATTGTATACTTTCAGCTTCAGAACCACCAGTTGCACCTGATACAGTTGTAACTGTAATTGTTGAACACCATCAATACTTGATGGTGAACTAAATGTACTTGCTCCATTTGCTAAAGTTTTATTTGTAACCACATATTGTAGTATAACAATATTACCATCTGATAAAGCTTTACTAACTGTACCATCACCAAAGTAAACTTCAAATAAACCACTATCAGTTTCTTGTAAATAATAAACAGTGCTACTTGAGATAGTTGTGTTATGTCTGTTGCTTTAGTATAAGTTGTAGTTGTTGTATCAGAGCTTGATGTTTGTATCTTAACTGTTAAAGTAGAAGTATCACTATTAGCATCACTTAATAAAAATCTTTGGTCAACATCAGAAGTATCTACTGTATATCTTGTTGTAATATAACTACCTTCATAAATTTTTACACTATCAAATGGAACAGCACTACCTGTATTACTTGCAGTCACATCAGCAATTGTACAAACTGATAATCAGTTCCGTCAACACTTGTAGTAAATGCTGTACCTGCCGACATTGTTTTTGTATTAGAATTTGTTGTTAAATTTATATTAATTGTAGCATTAGATGCTCTTGCTGATGTTGTTTCATAACCTAAAGTTTTTGCATGAGATACTACACTTGAACGAAGTGATGCACTATCTAAAAACATTTCATTTGCCAACATGTTAGCATTGAATCCTAAGTAGTGAGTATTGTATGCAAGAGTATCTAATAGAATATTCATACCAGAACCTTCAAAGTCATAGTCTTTAAATTCTGTTTGTGCTTTTAAATATGTTTTTAAATTATCTTTAATATTGTCAAAGTCTAATTCTGTTACTCTTAATCTTTTATCGTTTGTTGCCATTATCTTAATCTCTCTAACATGACTGATAAGTCTACTAGTTCTGTGGGTGCGTTAACTACATAAAATTCTATTGTACATTGTAAATGTTTCTATCATAATCAGGTATTGCTCTAACTGATACTAATCTACATCTTGGTTCAAAGTTGTTAATAACATCTTCTATCTTTCTAGCTAGTACTGCAGAAACCATAGGTGATATATTTTCAAATAACATTCACGAACCCCACCAGATATCTCTGGGTGGAATGGTTTTTCAAAAGCATTTAAGTTTATTAGATTTCTTAATGACCTCTTAACTGCTTGTATATCAGTTACTTTATTAACATCAGAACCTACAGTTTTCTTAGTAAAGAATAAATCTAAATCAGAATACTGTCTGGCATTACGACTGATATCATTTTGAGCTTGTGCATCTTTATATGCGGACATTGTAATCTCTAGTTATTTAATTATTATTTATAAGAGATTCTTTCATTTATTAAGTTTTAACCATCTTCTTTCGATTATATCTTATATCATAATAAACAAATCCATTTGTGTCTTTTCTCCAATTACCCAATTCATCAAACTGCTGATTACGGGTAAAGATTGTTTGACCTCTTTCTGCTCTTAAAAATAATCTATCTTCTTCTTTCTTTTGTCTTCTTGCTATCTTATCATCATCCCAACCTCTTCTTTGATATCCAACAAATATACCAGTTGCACCAGGGTAGTTAGGATAACTAGCAGGATACTTTTTCCATTTTCTAGGACTTCCTACACCACCTAAAAGATTATATGTTTTAGTTTTTTTCTTTCTGTTAGTACCCTCTGGTGGAATTGTTTCTTCTGTATCAGTTGTAGTTGTAGTAGTTGTAGTAGTTGTTTTAACTGTTTTAATTCCAGCAATCTCTCCTGTACTAACTACTGTATAACCTTCCTTAGGTGTATCTATAGGTGTATCAGTTTTAGTTTTTTCTTCTTCTACAACATCATCAGCAGCATTTCTTAATTTTGCTAATGCATTCATCTGAAGCTATAGTTTCAAGTGTAGGTGTAGAAGTAAGTGTTTCTTTTAATGATTCTTTAGATGGTATTTTTATATTAGAAGGTAACTCAATAGGAAGTGATTCACCATCTGGTAATTGTAAGTTTGGAAGTAAGTCACCGACTAAATCTTTTCCACCTGATTGTATTTGTGTAGCAAGAGAATCAATATCTAATCCTTTGTCCGCCATTGCAGTTCCAAACTGTGAAGTTATATTTGCTGTTTGTGCAGTAAACTGTTCAAGTCCTGCTTGGGTTGAGATGTCAATATCTGCAAGTGCTGCAAATTCTCCTTGCATATTTACATTAGGAATAGTAGGTAACTCTGGTATCATACTTGATACTGATGATATTAAATCTGTAACTTTAGATTCTACATCTGCGAGCATTGTGGATGCATCTGCTCCATGTTGAGCAACAAGACTATCCTTTAATGCTTTAGCATCTGTAAGAGTTTTATTTAATAACTCATTTGCTCCCTCTAAATCTGCTGTTGTAAAGTCTGCCATTATGCTGTTCTTCTCCACATGTATGCTGTGATGTATGGTTGTACAATAGTATGAGCAGCACCACCACCAGTGGCATCAGTTGTCATTGTTCTACTTGGGTCTGTATTATCAGATGCCGATGGTAAACTTTGAGTTTCATTTTCACCATTACCTCTTAAAGTAGCTGTGTGAGTATGTGATGGTAATTCAGCAATTGTTAATGTGTGAGTTTTTGAACCACCTGTTTCTCGTACTGCATCAAAATCAGTATCGCTTGAATCAACACCTACTATAACTCTACCTGTTCCAAATGCTGACCATGTTCCAAAACCTAATAGTGTACCAGGGTTTGTTGCAACACCAGCATTGGTGTAAATAGAACCAACGGGATAAATTGTTTCTAATACATGTAATCGTAAACCTTTATCACCACCTGTTAGATTTAATACTAAATCATTTGAATCATCTACATCAAGATTTATCTTAGTAGAATCTGTTCCGTCAATTTTTATATCTGCCATTGTTATCTCCTATGTATTAGGTGCTGATGTTATGTTAGCTGCCAGACCTTCTGTATCAGTATGTGTATGAGTTGTAAGTGCAATAGTATTCGCAGTAACTTCTTGTGTAGTTGTAATTGTACTACCTGAACCAGAAAGATTAATTGTGCCTGATGAACCTGTAAAGCTAATCGCACTTGAATTACCAACGAATGTCATTGTACCTACTGCCTCTGATTTAATATCTAGATTTGTTGCAGCCTTAACTGTCATGGTTGTACCAGAAGATATAGAAGTTCCTTTAACACTTGACATTGTTATATTATTACTTGCTCCTACTAATACATCTTTTAAAGATACTACAGAATAACTATCAACAGAAGTTATATCATAAGTTCCACCAATCGTTCTTGTTTCTTTTCCACCGATAGTAATATCACAATCTTTTGCTGTACCTTTCTCTGTAGAACCTATTGCACCAGATACAGAATTAGAAATATTAAATCCATGATTACCAATTATTTCTTCTTCTAGATTTCCACCAGCTTCTCCAGCACCAATCTTAACTTGTTCTGATTTGTGTATCTTTCTTGTGAAGTCACCACCAACCTCTAATATATAATCACCCGTAATCTTTTCTCTCTTAGTTCCGTCACATGTTAAATTAATATTTCCTTTCACATAACATGTTAGATGCACCAGCAATCAATTCATAGTTGTCACCTACAACCTTAACTGTCTTTGTACCTGTGTCAACAATTTCTTCATAAGGTACCAGATGTATGTTGTCTTAATAATCTCTCTCCACCTGTTGTATCATCTATCTCATGACACATGACCTGATTCAGATTCGTATACATGATTGAAAGGATAGACACCTGTTGACCCACCAGTCTTTTCTACATTACGAGGATTGTGGTTCATCAAAAGTTCCAGCAGTTTCTGCTTTAGAATTTGTTGATACTGTTGATACATCTGGTTTGGTTGCAGTAGGTATTTCTTTCCATTGAGTACCTCTACGATTAATTAATAGTTCATGAGTTTCTGCATCTTGTCCTCTTGCAAGTCTTGATACATCTGATTCATTTAATCCATGACCTGAATGGTCAATGTCTGCCGATGGGTATTGTCCTTGTGGGTCATTAAATCCCTCTGTCATATCTGCAGTTGAACCTGGTATGCCAGGTAATGAACCTATGATAAGTGGTTGTTGTTTTTCGTTTGCATCACGAAAGAATCCGACTACCCATGTTCCTTCTAGTTAGAAAACTAGGTGAGTTTCCCATACCTTGCATGCAGGGTCGGTGACAGGGTGCATGACATGAGCCCATGGTAAATCTTTTGATGGGATATCATTTAAATCTTGTGTATGGTATCCTAAACAACGGACTTGTACTCTACCAAGTTTTGCAGGGTCATTACGATTTTCTACAACACCAGTAAACCATACAAAGCCATCGAGGCCCATGAAATAGTTTTCGTTCATAGAAACTATTTATACTACATGTTCCGATAGTCTAGATAGATATTTCCAGCAAGAACAATTCTTTCCTCTGACATGCCTATTGCAGTTGGCACTTCATGTAGAACATGACCAGGGAAGAGTATTAGTTCATCTGGTTTAGGATGTATTCTCAAATTTGCTTCTGAGAAATAAAGGGGTGGGGCATTGTTAGGTACTTGTATATAATAAACCCACGACCACAATGCAGGGCCATGAGTATGGGGTTTGGTATAATCATCTACAGAATAGATTGCACCCCAACAATCAAAAGTAAAAAATTTATCTAGAGTTCCTTTCTGGTCTTTCACTTGTATACTCTTTACGATTTCAATTGCAGCATTACATACATCATTCACGATTGAATGTTGTTTGTGTAAAAAATAATTAGTCATGTATGCTTGTACATTTGACTTGTTTGCTTCTTCGTATTTGTGAGAGCGAATGATGTCTGCCATGTCTTTATGTAAGTGGTGTAAAGATAGTGGTCTGCGTATCACTCGCTCCGATTTTACGAATGTATGAAACTCATCTTCGGTTTGAAGATTGTTCGATAGTTCTTTTAAAGACATTAGATACCTAGAAATTCATCATTTGGTATTTCTGCTTTGATATTGTCTTGTTCTATTTTTTGTTTCATCATTGCTTTACATTCGACTATATCTTTATTGATTTCTCGAACATCTTCTAGCATATTAGACAATACAAAATATAGATAAACTGCACCTAGCCAAAAGACTACTACAGTCACAAATAATATAAAGTTTATCATAATGTTTACCTCTTATAATTTATCTATTAAATCTCTTAATAGTTCGTTATGCAGAATCGTAATTATCATATCTGCTAATTCTTCAAATAGGTTTTCAGTTTTCATAGATACACGCTCGCTATTTTTAATGGTATGTTTCCGATACAGGTGTATCCGACAACACCGTTCTACAATACCAGTCATTAAACCAGGGATTGTTTTTCAGTATCAACGCAACATCCTCTCGTTGTATTCGACCCATGTCCATAATGTAGGCAATGATTTGCCATTTGGCTTCTTGTGTTTCTCTGTCTAAATCATTATAATCAAACAGTCCAAACTCATCACCTCGTACCGATTGTGTTTCTTCTCGCATCTCTGCAAGTAGTTTATTCAGTTGTTCTTCACTTTCCGTCATAGATTCTGATTCCTACTAACATAAGAAAGGTTGACAAAATGATTCTTGTACCAATCTTAATTGTTTCTGTGTATCCTATGACTTCTAAGTTTTCCACATATCCAACGATACCTAGAAACATTCCAAATCCAAATGCGATAAACAGAACCCCAATGTATTCTAGTTTAAACATTCTATCCATTACATTATATATTTTATCCATACGATTACCTCTATTGTTAAATAAATCAATACTGCCATTATAACAGTCCATTCAAGAAATGTCAAGTGCCCATTCATAATAAAGACCAGAATGCTAGTCCATAAGTAATTACAAAGAATAGGAATACATACCATAGTATTTGTAGTATAAAATTCATAATACTCTTTCCTCTGCGACGGCCTCTGCCTCATCTTCTCTATCATAGTAACCTAGATGATTACCCGTGCTATCCGTTACAGAATACAGTACATTTCCATTGACTTGTATTCTTACTACCTCAGTAGAGAATCCGCCACCTTCAGATATATACCTACTGCATGATTCATGTTTATATTTCATAGTACGATTGCCTCCATTGGAAATAGAAACGCTAATTTTCCGATTATTTTTAAATACATCATAACTTTTTAAACTTTCTCCGCGACTTACTAAACGACAAGGGCTTAGTAAACTCAATTTTCTTCTTCGAACCCTCGGGTATATACGCGACCAGCGAGGTTTTATTTCTTACATAGTATGTATGATTACTCACTTTGTCTTCGCCCCAATCGGTAATTTCCTGTAGTATCTCAATCATCTTTCTAACACCACAAAACTTCCAAAGTGTTTGTCAAATACTTTTATCAGATTGTCATAGTCACCTGATTTCATATTTTGAATATACTGTCACTATCTATACCAAGTTGTTTGGATAGTACGATTGCACGACCCATGAGATAATGTGCATTACCTTGTGGTCCTGTCAAGTCTATAATCTCATATTCTTGATTGTTGTTTTTCTTCTTATCATCTGTTATACACCGCAAAGGTTTTCGCATCTTCCATAGTACAGTTATACTGTATATGATATCGACCACCACGCGGGCGATAGATAAATCTTCCTTTAAAATGTTTCTTGAATAGTTTTAGATACTGTATATCAATACCTTTAAATAGACTACTCTCATGTATAGGGGAACGATGCCTTGTAAAGTTTTGTAGTATTGTTTTCTGTTTGTTTGTTAAATAGTGTATACTCATTTGTTGTACTCTCCTTTAAAATAGTTCTCACTTGTATTGTACTGACCCTCGATAGAAGCAAACCACTCAATCTCTTGTGCAAGACGCAGTTTCTTTTGTCTATCCTTTTGTAGTTGTTCTTTCTTTATCTCTTTGACCAGTTCTTTCATATTCATAATTTACCTCCGAAAAATTTTTTGTATTGATTTGTTTTGTTTGTTCTAGGATTAGGGGGTGGTGGCTCTCTCTGTATATCTCTCTTGATACTTATTACATTTATAGATTGGGTCACTCAGCGCTACATAGCAGGGGGTGGCCGTTGTCCTCTGAGCGATGGCTCTGAATCATGTATCCATGTAGAGCCATCCTAGAGAGAAATCTAGTTCTGTACGATTCTCATACAAGCTATCACTAGTGTAGCTGATATGTCATGTCTTCGCATAATTGTCTTAATCTTAAATCCTCTTTTTATATCACTTAATACATATTTCATTATAGGTATGCCTCACCAAGTAGTTTAATTGTTATTGCTATTAGGAATAGCGAACCGAATATTTGTATCTCAATCATCTTAATTACCTCATTCATTGTTATTACTTTTGTATTCATCCAAATTTTCTCTCTATATCAATCTGTTCTTGTTCTGTGAATCCTAAAGTATAGTCTATCTCTTTCTCTTTTCTGATTCTTTCTTCTCTCGTTTTCTTTAAGTATTCATGATATGTCCTAGCATACATCTGGTCTAGTTCTGAACCTTTACTCACTATCCTACAAGCATTCTCTCCTCTAGTTCCTGTTTCGTAGTTCATGTTTACTTTCAGTTCGTTAAAACCAATACTGTTAATATCTTCAATATACTTTGTCATTTTCTCTCTCTTTTTCATTGTTTACATAGCTAGTATAGGGGGCTGAACATGAATTGTCAAGGAAATTCGCCGATATTCTGCAGCAAAAAAGCAAATAAAACCCTTGACATTTGGCCCAAAGTATGATATAAGCTCTAAATGAGAATGATTCTCATTCGTATTTGGATAGGAATTCTCTCGATATTACTCTTACTACTCCAACTTCACCCGCTCCGAACCGACCGAAGGAGCAAGAAACTCCAGACGAAATCAAATGCGAACCCCTATCACGCTAGGAAGCGTACCGTACGCATGAGTAGTGAGAGAGCCTGGGCAAATTCGCGGGATGGAGCTGATTCCTGTGATTTTTTTCTGAGAAAGTTTCTGAGATTTCGCACCGATACCGAGAAAACT